GACTTCCAAGCCATTGACCCGCAGCGGCATGTCGATCAAGCCACGCTCGTCCATCACTTCCAAGATCTTGGCGGTGACGGGGATCATGGTTTCGTTGATCAAGCGGCCAAAGGCAGAGCCAAGGTTCTGGGCCAACTCCTTCATGCGCTCGACGATCTCGGTGGCTGAACGGGCTGACATGTTGTCTGGCGGCAGCGATTCATCCAGCAAGATCCGCTTAATGCTTGCCGTCATGTCGTTGATCACCAGCTGGCTCACGTTGAAGTCGCCAGAGCGGGGCAGGGCCAGCAGGGCTGGGCCTTGTGAGCCGCCGTTGCGTGCCACTGGAATGATGGCACCCGGCACAATCTTGACCGTGTTGGGATTGAGCACACCATCATCTGCAGCGGTGTAGACACCCGCCACGGCCAGCGATGCGTTCTTGAGCAGCAGCTCTTTGACCTTGTTCAGCGTCTTGATGTCTGGCAGGGCAGTCATCAATGGGCCACGGCCATAGATCTCACCGGCCACCTTCATATATCGGCTGATCACCCACGGGCTCATCTTGCGACGGCGGTAGACAATCTCTGTCTTGGATACCTTGTCAATAACGTGGTAGCAGTAGTCGCCACGCTTATGGTCATAGATGGTGGCTTCCAGCAACTCAATATCATCGGTCGGCTTGTTCTCAATGCGGCGCTTTAGATCGTCTGATATATCCGCGTCTGGCCACTGGCGCTGGATAGACTCACCCTTCATGCGCATGCGGCGGTAGACGTTGTCCACTTGGCCGTTTGCGCCTTCTTCGTAGCTCACCAAGAACAGGGGCACGGGGATGAAGTTGAGTGGCTGCACATCGTCGCCGGGCTGCACCATCATGCAGGCGGTGCCGACCGCCAGATCCAGCAAGAACTCGCCCATGGCGATGTCAAAGTTGGACTGGTTCAGCATGGTGAACATCTTGTCTTGGTAGACCTCAAGCACAGCTTGGGCTTGCTGCTTCTTCTCTGGCGGGATATCCGAGCCAGCTTCCAGCTTGGCCCACTTGCGTTGGGGCGGGAAGACGACAGACTGCAGCCGGTTGGCAAAACGCTGGGTGGAGTTGATGGCGGTCGAGTCAAACACGCGCTGCATCTTCTTGGAGCCAACTGCGCCACCCTCCCACACGCCATAGAGCTGGCGCTGGGGCAGGGCAAATTCGTAGGCATCTTGGTACAGCTGCTGGAATTCATCCTTCTTGGCTTGGGCAGCAACCTGCCGCTTCAAGATCTGCTCTGGTGTCAGGCGCATGCCGCCGGGTGTGTTCTTGTCGTATTCCATCATCAATCCTTTTGCAATTCGTACTTCTCCAACATGTTGCGGCCTTTGGCTGCCAGCCTTGCAGCTGCGCCAGCTGTGCGCGGCACCGGCTCACCCCATGCATTGGCTGCCAGCGCCAGCCGGGTGGGCTCGCCCTTGTCATCCACCAGTGGGCCGCTTGGGTTGGTGTAAAAACGGGTAAGGAACGATCCTTTGCGACGCAGTGCTTGGCCTACTGGGCTCTTGTCTTTGACACCCGGCTGCAGGTTGCCGCTTTCACCAGAGCTCTCAAACTTGCGCCGACCGGCTTCGGTCAGGCCACCCTCTGGATCCTTGTACTTGCTCACTTCTTTTCTCGCGCCGCAGCCATGTTGTCAACCAAGTTGGGATAAGGTCGGCCAGCCTTGGCAGCGCGGCGCATGGCGTTGCGCTTCTCAGCTGACGACATCTCTTTTGGCTTGCCAAGATCTTTTGGCCGGGGCTTGTCCCAGACTTCTTTCATTTTTTGTCCTTACTCATGCCAGCCTTGGACATGGCGATGGCCACGGCTTGCTTTTGGCTTGTGACCTTGTCGCCACTTGAGCTCTTGAGCTTGCCAGCCTTGTATTCGCGCATGGTCTTGGCGACCTTGTCTTTCATCTTGTCTGCTTTCATGTCGTAGTGTCCGGGCATCATTCAGCTCCTCTTAACATTGGTCTGGTTATCTTGCGGGAAACGGCACCGCGCCTTGCGGCCTTGCGCTCGCCCACCTCTCGCTTGAACTCGCTTTCTGCTGCAGCACGCTTGGTGCCGAACTCGCCTTCGTCAAACTTCTCTACCTCTGGCGCAACTGGCGCGGTTGGCAACGCAGGTGCTTTTTCGGTAAACGTGGGAATTGGCTTTGGCTCGTAGTAGGTGTAGGGCTCGCGCTTGGTTTCATAGCCAGCAAGGCCAAACAGACCCCAGCGTGGTGTCTTGGTTTCCTTAATTGCTGTGCGTTCAATGACTGGGTTTTTTTCTAGCTCGGCCAGCGTAGCGGTGTACTCATCCAGCTTCTTTTGGTAGGCAGCTTTTTGTGTTTCATAGGCTGGCAGCAGCGACTCTTTGTATGTGGCCATCTGCTCTTCAAAGGGCCTCATCTTCTCGGCCACGCCCGCTTGGTAGCCAGTGAATGCGGTTTGGTACTGGCCGGTCATTGCATCAATGTTGGCTTTGTATTGCTTGGCCAAGCGGTCAATGTCAGATGTGCTGCGCCGGGCGATCTGGCGTTGTTTGAACTGGGGCAGTGTGGCCATTACTGGATCCTCATGCCTGCGCTGCCGAGATCCATACCCAGACCAAGCTCGGCATCCATGCGTTCGCCAGAGAGCAGGGATCTGCGGCCACCACGGGTGCGAGCTCTGAGTGCGGATGCCTCGGCAGCTGCAGCTTTGCGGCGCTCTTCGTCGGCAGCATCTTGCACTTCTTTGGCCTTGCGTTCCATTTCCAGCTTGTTGGTCTGGTAGTTTTGCTGCGATGTTGCAAACTGCTCGCGAGCGATGTTGGCTTGCTGCTCAAGGGACGCGCCTTGCTTGGCATACTCGGCAGTCTGTTTGCTCAGCTCAAGTCGCATGGCTGCTTGGTCAGAGGCCTGCTGTGCAAGCATAGTGCGTTGTTCGCGCTCAGCTTCTTGGCGTGATTTACGCGCCTCGTTGGCGGTATAAGCAGAACTTAAAAGAATAGCGCCAGCAATATAAAACGGCATAGTTAACCTCCAATTAAAACCTGATCAATCTTGTCCGCATCTGTCTCTTGTGTCGCATGGATGCAAAACCAAACACTGTCTTCATGCGCTGTGATCGTGTGATGCTGGCCAGCAAGAATGTTTATACAGGCAGGTGCCTTGTATTCTGTCCTTACTCCCTCAACCTCCACCGTCACATCACCCTTGGCCAAAATACTCAAATGATCGTAGGCATGCGCATGGCTGACCGCAAAATGCTTTGCTGGCAACAGCATCTGCTTTGCGTATAGCCCAGCAGAAAAGTGATGCACCACACCCAAGTCAACTTCAATCATATGCAAACGATTCTAATGGGCTTTGTACAAGGGGCAATGGCTGTATATCGTGGCGATATCTCTCACGCAAACACATCAAAGTCGGTGCTGGCGCTGGACTGGCCCATGGGTCGCCCACCCAGCTGGTGGGTGCGGGTCATGCGGTTGTATTCGCCGCCGCCCAGCATCAGGTAGCCAAAGGAGTCACCAATGTGTGAGTGCTCGTTCTTGTTTGGCGCGTCGCGAAAGCGCTCTTGGCCAGCGCCGACCGCCACCCGCTTGAAATGGTAGCCACCGGCCAGCGCCTTGCGCAGCAGCTTGCACTCGCGGTTGACAATAAGCCCCGGCTTGCCTTGAATCAGCCGCTGCATGGGGGCGGCAGAGGCCTCGCGGCGCACCTTGAAGTCGTTGCTGGCCGTGGGTTGGGCTCGCAGCCCCAAGGTTTTCAAGTGATCAAAGGCAGTTGTCTCATAAATGGTTTCCCTTGCCATACCGGCTGGGTCGCCCCACACCAAAACTTGATGGTTTGGGTAGCGCTGGTTCAGTTCACCCAGCAGCTGGTGGCCAAAGCGCTCCAATCCCATGTCAAAGGTCACAATTTCTTGGTGAATCAGCCACCGACCGTTGGGCAAACGCTGGCCAATGGTGGCTGCAGGGGTCAATCCGAAGTCAAGCCCCACCTGTATGGGCACATTGGGTTCAATTTCGGTGTCGCCGGACATGGTGCTGTCCTCGTATTCTGGCCAAACTGGCCTGCCTTCTTGGACATAGGTGTATTCGCCACCGGCATAGCAGCGGATCCAGTCCAAATTCTTGCCAAGCAGCATTTGTTGGTAGTAGCCAGCTGGCAGGTTGTGGACATTCTCGGCCTTGGGGTTGACTTTCCACCACTTGCCCGACGCAAAGATGTGGTCGTTGGCCTCTGGGTTCTCAGGCAGGTCTTCAACATCCACGGGCACCACACCGCCGGGCTGCTTGAAGAACTTCCAAGCGTACTGGCCAGTCATCTTTTCCTTTTCGGCCATGCGGTGCCACCAATGGTCATCATCCATGGGGTTGGTATCCATCCAAATGCCGTGCCATGTAGCGCCGCCATCGCGCTTGGTGGGGTATCGGCCAACCCGGTGGGTCAAGCCATCAATCACAGCCTTGGGAAGCTCACGCGCCTCGTTCACCCAAGCACCTGTCAGCTCCAAGGACAGCAGCTTCCTGACATCCTTGGGTTGATCAAGGGCAAGGAATATCACCTCGCAGTCAATCCCAGCGGCACCCTCACGGGCAGGCAGCCGGATGTGGTGGGTGATGGGCGGTGTCCACAGCATGGGGCCAAAGGTTGACTCAGGAAAGAGATCCAGCCATGTCTTGATGGTTGTCGTCTTCAGCATGGGGTAGCTGTTTCGGACAATGGCCCAGCGGGAATACCTGACGTTGTCAATCGGGCTGGCCTTTTGCTGCACTGCCTTGATGAAGATCTTGGCTGCACACCCGTAGCTCTTGCCCGAGCCCACCGGCCCCATGATCCCTTGCACAAAGTTCTTGCTCTGGATGAAGTCGTAGATCACGGGCGACTCGCTGAAGTCTAGGTTCAGGCCAGCCATTGGCACGCTCTTGTCGGACATCTCTTTGGTACGGCTCATCTTCTTGCTCCAGTCTTTTAATTTGTCTCTTGCGCCACATGATTCTTTTGCTTGAGTTTGGCTTCAATGCTCTTTGCAAATGATGTGACCATAGTCATGGTGCTTCTGTCGGGTTTTGTGGCTTCTTCCCACAAAT